CATTTGCACTACAACCGACACGATAAATGACACTAGTAAATTTCACAAACTTAGATTTTGATCCCTCAAAATCATAATCAGTGAAATTTGAGTTTGATCTCAAATAATCTTTGATTGAGGTTTTTATCTGATCAAAATCTAAGTTTGTGAAATTTACTAGTGTCATTTATCGTGTCGGTTGTAGTGCAAATGATAATTGTTGCGGTAATACATCGATACCGACGATATAATATCTAATTGTTACATTAAATTCGTTGTTATCATAGTTAGGATTTACATCCACACCAATCAAATCAACTCTTGGTTCGTAATTATTAATCGTATTTTCAATCTCATCTTTCAAAACAGTAGCCGTCAAATCATCCATATTCTCAAAAAGAGTTCTTGAAACTTTTGAACCTAGATTTTGATTAAAAAATCGCTCTCCAGGTTGAGTAAGTATCAAATTTCGGATCGATCTGGCAATTGCAGTTTCATTTTTTACTGCAATTAAATCATTATTTACAGGATTGATTTTAAAAGACATACTTATGTCCTTAAAACCTTTACTTATCCTCTCCGTAGGCATGAAAAAGTAAATGAATTTGTTTTATTTATTGGAGTTTTCTTCTCTTTCTTTCGCAGTTTTCCAAAAATATTCATCTTCATTTCCCATTCCAAGACGATCATGGCCATTTTCAACTTGATAATATCGAGTTGAAACTTTAAAATCAGGTTTTTGTGGATCTTTTGGTGTTAGACTATTATCATAAATCCGAATTCGATTATTTGGATAAAGTGCAAATTGACCGTTATCAAGTTCAATCAAATTATGTGACTTATGCTCTGATGGATTTTCACTAGTTGCATAATCAATGACATCAGGATCTTGATGGTAATTATCTAAAGTACAGATATAAGTTCCTTTTTGAGATCCAAAGTCTCTTGTATAGAGTTCATAATCCATACTTCCAATAAATTGTTTATGAATAACTACAACTCCATAGTCCATACAATTCCAGAATTGAAGGTTAGGTAGGTCTAGATCAGGAGAAGGGGTTTCCGGGCGATTACAGAAGGCACTGATAGGCAATTTATCATACATTGCTGCATAATCCGGAAGATAAGTTTCAAAATAAAATGCTCTTCCTGGAATTGATTTTGCACTTACCCATACTCCTCTTACAAACTCTCCCCAACCAAACTTATGATCAGTTAAATATTCTTTTCTCACCCATACTTCTTGAGAAGGTAAGTTGCAAATTAAACAAGACATAAAAAGATAATTCTCTTTTATTACTTATATAAAAAAAGAGATGCATTTCTGCATCTCTTTCAATTACCTTCCTTGACCTCGATAAGGTTTTCGTGCTGAATTACGACTCGTTGCAGCATATTTAGTATGTTTACCATCACCCTGACGAGTATTTTTTGGTTTTGATTCAATTTTGTTTTGATTTTTCATTCAGGAATTTCCTCCAATTCAATTTCATTCGGATCATAAGTTTCATTCTCATAATATTCAGAAGCCATATCTTCCAAAATATTCATTGCTTGTTCTTGAGAGAGATTATGGTAAATGATTCGTCCTTTATAAAGAATGTTATAACTCATAAGAGAGAAGCTCAAATAATTCGAGTTTTTTCATGTCCAACACGAATCCGAGGATCGCACCAGATTTGATAACCCCTATCAATTGCATCAAGACAGAATGAAACATCTTCACCACACATATCTTGAACTGCACCAGATTCAAAGACTTGCATTTTCGGAGCAAACCAAGGGTATTCAAGATTCTCAAAAACACCTTTTTGAATGAGTACCCATCCAAAACCTGTGTAATCTACAGTGAAAGGCTTACGCCGTTTACTGATTGATTCCACAGTTTCGTGGTTCATTACTCCACCATTCTTACGGAAATCATCTTCTTCCAACCAATGTGCAACGGATGTGGTGTGACCATCTTCTGTAGCATACCATCCAGCACTGATAGGATGTTCTTCACCTTCTTCTGGAAGTGCAAGATCGCAAAGTTGCCAGAATTTTTCTGAAGTGAAAACAATATCACTATCAATCCACAACTGATAGTCATATTCCAGTTTTCCATCCCAAGGAATTTGCTTTGGTCCACGAAGTACATTTGCACCAAGTACTTTACATCGTGCAAAATTTACCATAGAAGAGTAATCTTGAGAAATTTGAATACTCATTCCATTCTGTACCATATCAAAGCACAATTGTACAAAATTCTTAAGAAATGTAAAAGAACATCCTCGACCAGGAAGACAAAATACAATTGACTTTCCTTTCATTCTTTCCTTAATTGCTGCAATATCCCACTCTTCCTTTTTTTGTTTTGGTGCAGCTGCTTTTACAGTAAATCCTTTTGCCATAAGTAAAAAGTAACTTCAGTTCAAGTTTAACAGTTTATATATTCTTTGTCAATATGAAGGAGAACCTGCAGGTCCATTCTCTTTTAGAAAAAAGAGTTCCTCATAAGATAAATCTTCAGATGTATAATCAGTCTTCATAAGACCAACCATATTATTCAATTGTTGCCATGTTGTCTTAAATTCTTCTTCCTTTAATGAATGAAATAAACATCTATCCTTTGCATATATGTGATAAACCTTTTCCATACGAAAAATTTCTCCGGAATTTTTTTTCAGTAATGTCAATTCATTACTGCATTATATATAACAACTATCATTATTCCAAGAGGTACTCCAATAATACGGAATACCTTACCAGGATATCGTATTGTCCACCCTGCAAGTACAACTCTCCAAAAATTCCAATAAGGTGCTCGTTTCATTTTTTCTTTCTTCTCTTTCGTGCTCCATTCGTTTTTGCAGTACTCTTATAATTTTTATACCTCTTATCGGGGCGCGAATATCCATTTTTATGAATCCATTTAGACATTGAAAATACTCCGGAAAAAATTTTTTATATAGAGAGTTAAAGAGGTCGAAAAAGACATACAGTGTAGGTTAGGGAAGTTAGGGATTTTTATATACGCCGCATCGCCCGCATATAAACAATTAACAACAAATAAAAACACTGCCGAATAAGAATTACGAATAAACTGCGATTACACGAATAAACTAATAGAAACTCAATTCACTGTTTATTAGTAATAGATAACGATTAAAACAATGTGATGTTGTTAATAGGTGTGGGGGTTAAGTGATACTTAGTGCCCCCACGGTTGTTAACAATCAGGACATCATTTGACGCATACTTTCAAACAGTTCATGAGCAAGATCTGGGTTACTCATTGTCATGTTATTGAGCATTTCTGAGGTGCTCTGAGCATCCTCTTGGGAGGAGAATTCAAGAGCACACTGATCAGAATCACGACCAGATGAAAACTCATTGTGATCATTAGTCCAGAAACATCCCCACTGATTGTTCTCAGAAAAACGAAGAGAATGAAGGAAAGTGTTCATAACTAATTTGAGAAGATTTAGTGTGAGTGTTTGGGTTCATGTCCCTCACACTACTAGGACACTTTAGGGGCTACAGTTACTCATAACCCCCTTATCAGTAACTATCAATCAGAACTGAATTTCTTCCTCTTGATTGTTATTCAGATCAGTCACGATAGCATCAAGAATCTTAAGAATTTCGGTGCCAGTGTTACCTTGACGGAGCATACCAAGTGCAATCGAACGAGACATAATGTGAAAGAAAAGTGTAAGGAACTGTTGGTGCTTTTAATGTCATCACCAGGACAATATGTGAGTGTTACTTAAGTCAGAGATTGGTGGGATGGTTTACAATTTGGTCTTCGATTTGGTTAGCAAGTTCTTCCATAAACTCACGATCTTCACCATCTTCAAACTGTGCATTATTTCGCACAATTCGCATCAGGAAGTCAATCTGTTCGTCAGTGAAATGGTATTCTCTCAGCATGATGAGTTTGTGTTAATTAGTGGGTACCCAGTGGGTGAATGAGTTTGTATTACTTAAGTCAGAGAGATTTCATCATCTCATTGACTGCAATTCCATCAATCTTTGCATCATCCCACTTTACACCATCAGGAGTTTCTGTGCTGCCACAATCATACAGAAGACTCACCAATTCTTGATAGTTGGTGCAGGACTTTGCAGCATCATAAAGACCCTCATCATTTTGAATCCAGAGAGTGACATTAAAAGTCTCATATGAACTCCAACCGTTGTAAGTTTGAGGAAGAGTAGCAGTCATTTTGAGAAGATTTGATTGGATTTGTGCGGGTTCGTGTCCCTCACACTACTAGGACACTTTAGGGGCTACAGTTACTATTAGTGGCGCAGGTCAGATCATCACAATCTGCGCCTTTCCTTCTTCAATAAAGACCACACCATTGTGCTCTCCAATAGTGTAATCAACACCTTGCACAGTTTCGTTGATAACTTGCCAAGAATCTTTCTCATGCTTGGTGATCACATAACCATACACAAGAGAGCAGGAAAGAATATTCTGCCCAGTGCGATATGCGGATTCCAGATTCGTAAAAACCTTACGATCGACACCGAATTCATTGAAAGAATTCGTGGACAAAATGAACAGAGTGAAGAAAGGCATTGGAGAAGATTTTGGAATTCGCTTACACTACTGAGACACTTTAGAGGCTACAGTTAACATCAGTCTCAAAAGCAATTATGTATAAATAATAGAGTTATTTGTTCCGTATGGTGTCAATAACTGTCAGTGAGTTTCATACACTGAACTCTCCTATATGGGTCAAGAGTCAGATACAAACTCACATAAAGTCAGTTAACACTTAGGAGAGACAGATAGCAGACAATTAAAGATTTAAGGGTTGCCAGAGAGTGATAAAAAACTCACCCTAAAACTGGTTTTTGTTGTATCAATTTAGGGTGGATTTTTGATCTTAAATCTTACTCTTGTTTGATAAGTATAGTCCTTATCTTCACCACCTCAGAGGATTTGAGAGGTCCTCGATGTATGCTTCACACCTCTCATTTCCTTGCAATTCAAACAATTCCTCCCAGTTAATCTGATGGGGATTAAAGTCTTCCAGTGCTTCAATCTCCAATGTAATGCGATACTTACTCTTCTGTGCTGAATGATAGATAGCAGGCATAGATCCTCGAAGAATGGTGAACTGTTGTTATTCTAAGATCGACGGTGAGTTTTGTCAATCTTTTGAGGGTATTTATGAGGAAATCTGATACTTTTGGAGTCTTATGTTAGGGATTTTTGATGTTCGCGGGGGGTTGACAATCTCGGAGTGTGGTGTTAAGCTTATGCTCGCTAAGATCACAAGACCTGGAGACATTTAAGGACATAAAAATCACAAGGTCTCAGCACATTTATCAGCACATTTAGAGAGACATAAGTATCGGGTCTCAGCACATTTATCAGATCATAAATCACAAGAACTCAGTACATTTATCAGGACATAAGTATCAGATAAAAGATAAAAAACACACCTTAAGTGATACGAATCATTATCAGTATCAAGAAATGATAACAATAATTACCAAACAAAAGGAAAGGCAAAGTTAATTAAAAATACCTTTTTTTAATGTTTTTTTATTGTTTTTTGGTTAAAATCATCAAAATAGAGTTAAATCAGGTGAGCAGGACTTCCACAGGAGATGTAGAACTGAATCATACGATTGGCATCATTAAGTGTAGAAAATGATTGAGTTCTCCACTGTTGAGAATAGGGAGTGAAATAGCGAATGGTGAACATCAGAAACGATTACAGAAAAGTGAGATAAGTGGTGAACGATCAGAACAATTTAATTGATTTAACTGATAAGAAAAATCAGAGATTGTAACGGCACCAATGACAATAAGAAAGAGAATGAATGGTTTCATGAGTTTAAGATATCAATCATTCATGAGAATTGTCAATTAAATCTTGTTCAAGTTGATGGAGTTTATCTACAGTCCAATCATCATGATTAGAATAGAGTTGAGTGTAACGAAGTCCATAAAGATCAGGATTTAATGGTTGCAGTTTCTCTAGAGTTTCTGCAATCATTACTGCAATTTGATGGTGATAATCAGTCATGAGTTTATCAGTTAAGTTTGTCATCATGCGAGGCACAGATCAGCAGGGAGAGCACCAAGTTTCATCGAATTACGAAACTCAGTTGTAAAGAACTCAGTGCCATTCCAAAGACGAATGAACCATTGAAAGTTCTTTTGAAAGACATACTCACCAGGAGCACCGTGTTCAGAAAGAATCGCATTTAATCTGCTTTTAGTTGTTGCAGTTTGATAACCACCATCATAGAGTTTGATGAAGTCATCACCTACTTCTGCAATCAAATTAGAATGCAGATAGACAAAAGATACACCATCAATGTGAATAACTTGAGTGTTATCTTTCTGCCAATTCTCATTGTTAAGAATGGCATTGTTCATTTCTTTCTCAATCTTCCGGGTCATTGTGATTGATTGCTTTCTACACTACTAGGACACTTTACAAGCTACAGTTAGAATCATCCATCAAATCTTGTTGTCGTTGAGAGTTGAAATCTTCCTGAAAAGATTGATAATCAGAATGAGTATTTTCCCATCGAATGAGTTCATCAATCCAGGAAGATTGAGTTTCAATTTGATTCTGTATGTATTGAAGTTTGTTCATCAGTGAGAGGGGAAATTACGACAGACAGCATCACACAAGGTTTTTACCAATTCTTGTTGATCTTCGTTGTATTCATCACCCCAAGTATCATAAAAGAAACTTTCAATGATACAATCAATGTCCTCCATGAGTTGTTCACGAGCAGTCAACATTTCAAGTTTGTTGTTCATTAGTTTCCGTTGAGGATGTTCCAGAATTGTTGAGAATTAGCACCAGGAAGATGAGGAAGTTTCTTCTCCCAATATCCTGTAATGTGTCGATACCAAACTTTAATGACAGTCATTCATTATGCTCCAATGACAACATGCCGATAAGAAAACTCACTGACTAACCAACCAGTTTCGTTGGTAATTTCTTCACAGATGAGATAGTTAAACTCATCTATGTCTACATCTGGATGACAATCAATCTCAAAGATTTGACCCTCGATTTCTTCTTCAAGGGTGGTAGTTTGTTCCTGCGAAAGTTGTTCAAATCCTTCATCAGTGGTGTCAAACTTGACATCATAAACTTGAATCGTAGGCATCAGTTTCCCTCCAGAAGTTCGAGTTTGGCAGTATCAAGTTCCCAACTATCAACCAGATCATAGTTAGGTTCTTCAAGAAAAGCTTTTGCTTCTTCTTCAGTTTCAAAGGAAACTGTGGTGTAGTAAGTTTCAGTGATCTCAACAGTGTAAGGATTTGAACA